TTCGGCGCAGAGAACATATTGTTAGTTTCTTGTCAGGAGAGAGTTGCTCGGGCGCTTTTCAAAAGAAGGCGCCCTTTTTTATGGCGGGGACAGGCGCGAAGAGATCCGGAAGAACTCTAAGCGAAAAGAAAGACAAAGCAGAGCCAAAGCGAAAGTTGAAAGGCAGCCGCAAGGAACGGATCGCCCAGTTGCTTGAAAACATCGAAGAACAGCTAGACATAGGAGAAATGAGAATCACACTGGCGGATTTCATCCGGCTGACGCAGCTAGAGCGGGAGCTCGAGCAGGAGGATGAGCCGAAGGAGATCGTTGTTACGTGGAAAGATCCGCCGGAGGAAAGCGCTGGATAGAGATCGACTATTGCCCGCTGCCGTCGCAAAAACGATTTCATGCTTCAAAAGCAAGATTTAAGGGGTTTTCCGGCCCGATCGGGTCCGGTAAAAGCCAGGCATTGTGCCAAGAAGCGATCCGGTTAAGTTACTTGAATCCGGGGAGGCAGGGGCTGATCGGCGCTCCGACATACCCGATGTTGCGCGATGCGACACTAACGAGTTTTCTTGAAGTGTTGGTCAGCAATAGAATCCGGCACGAATTAAATAAGTCGGAGTTAGTGCTCGTCATGAAAGACACGCGTTCCCGAATCTATTTTCGCTCGGTGGATGATTTTGAAAGGCTACGAGGCACAAATTTGGCGTGGTTCGGCGTGGATGAGTTGACATATACAGCGGAGGAAGCGTGGCTGCGGCTGGAGGGGCGATTACGCGATCCGCTAGCCCAGCAGTTGAGCGGCTTCGCGGTGTGGACCCCAAAGGGATTTGACTGGGTTTACCGGAAGTTCATCCGGCGGCCAGTTGACGGGTACGAAGTCGTGCTGGCGAAGCCTTATGAGAACAAACACGTGCTGGACAGAATACCGGATTTTTATCAGCGTCTGAAGAGCAGCTATGACGCGAGATTCTTCGAGCAGGAAGTACTCGGCGAGTATCTAAATGTTCAGGCGGGCGTTGTGTACAACGCATTCCAGCGCAGCCGAAATATCCGAACCGTGGAGTTGGATCCGAGCTTAGCAGTGTTGTGGGCGCTCGATTTCAACGTGGATCCAATGTGCTCGATCGTGGCGCAGAAGAACGGCGATGAAGTGCGTGTGCTGGACGAAATCGTATTGAGCCGTGCCAGCACTGCGCAAGCATGCGAGGAATTTCACGCTCGCTATCCGAACCACCAGTCGGGAATCTCGATTTACGGAGATGCGTCGGGGCAGAGGTTACAAACCTCCGGGACGACCGATTATCTGATTATCAAAGAGTACTTCCGCCAAACGGCGTACCAAAGCGTGAGATTTCGGGTACCCGCCAGCAACCCGAGCGTACGGGAGCGAGTAGCGCTGGTGAACGCGAAGCTCTTCTCGGCGAACGAGGAAGTTCAACTGTTGGTTCATCCCCGGTGTCAGGGCCTAATCGCGGACTTTGAAGAGATCACGTTCAAGCCGGATACGAGCATTATCGACAAGGACAAAGATCCCAAGCGCACTCATCTTTCCGATGCACTGGGATATGTCATTTGGCAAGAATACCGGCCGCGGGCCGGTGTCGGGGAGCAGCATCACAGGTTCTTCTAAGTGCTTCGCAGACGATGAATACCAACATTAGCTTTGATATAAATCACGAACACCCAGAATACGCAGCCAAGCGATCGATGTGGAGCCGCTACCGGGATCTTTATGTGGGTGGAGAGCGGTTCATCGCCAACTGCGATCGGTACTTAGTGAGGCGACAGAAGGAGCCCGGTGATGTGTATGCCGAACGATTGAGCCGCACCTTTTATGAGAATTACATCGGATCGATAGTTGATTGGTATACGGCCACTCTGTTCCGGCGGGAGCCGGTGTTCACATTGGAAGGGAAGAACGAGCGAGCGCGACGTTTTTTCAGCGAGTTTATTGAAGACTGCGATCTGAGGGGCACAAATTTAACAGAGTACTTCAGAAAGCAATTTGTGGAGACTCTAGTTTGCGGTAATAGTTACATACTGATCGATTTCCCCCGCATGACGCGTCCAGCCGGAACGCGGGCCGAAGAAGACGAAAGAGGAGTCTCCCGGGCTTATTTGGTCAGTTACTCGGCGGACGAAATGATCAACTGGAGTCACGATGAGCGTGGGCACTATCAATGGATTGTACTTCGGACGACCAGCCTAACAAAGAACAAGATTGAGGACTCGGGCTGGTCGAAACATACTCGCTGGGCCTATTACGACAAACAGCATTTCCGAATTTACGAGCGTTCCGATGATGGAACAGGCCGCGGCGGGATCGAAGTAGTAGCAGAAGGACGACACGGATTTGCAAAGCAAGCGCGTGTGCCGGTGGTAGAGCTGCGGATTTCCGACGGTCTTTGGCTGCTGAATAAAGCAGGGTCGCTGCAGCTGGAGCATTTCAATAAGTCCAACGCTCTCGGCTGGGCACTCACGATGGGGCTATTCGCGACTCCGGTTGTATATTCCGACCGGGAGTGGGACCAAGTAATGGGGGAATCGTATTACATCCAGCTTGGACCCCAAGACCGATTCGGGTGGACAGAGCCGGCTGGAAACGTTTACCAGATCGCAGCGGACAATCTCACACGATTGCAGGAAGAAATCTATCGTGTGTCTTACGTGACGCACGCGGGGGGAGCGCTTTCGGGAAGCGTCGCTCAATCCGGCGTGAGCAAGCAACGGGATTACGCGATCACTCAGGAAGTACTTCGGGCTTACGGTGACGCGATCAAGGACGCGTTGAAGCGGGTATTGCGAGCGATAGAAGCCGCGCGGGAAGACGGCCTGAGTATTGATGTTTCAGGAATGGATGAGTTCGACATCGGGGATTTCGGCACCGAGTTAGACGACGCCGAGCGGCTGCTCAAGCTGGGAATAAATTCACCGACTCTTAAGCGTCAGGTACAGAAGAAGGTTGCATTTCAGTTCCTTTCGGATGTGCGGCAAGACGTAAAAGAAAGGATAGCCAAGGAAATCGATGAGCAGCAGTAATCCTCTAAGGGCGGACAGGCCAGATCAAATCATCGACGAGAAGAATATGGACGAACAGAAGCCAGAACAGCCCGAATTGCGCTCAATAATGCGCGGAGTAATTGAAGAATTTGTACAAGCTGAGCGCGCGAAAGCAGAGCCTGCTTTCAAAGCCGAGTTACTCGATGAACGAAAGCGGCGGGAAGATTTAGAGCGACGGGTTAACGAACTGGTTCAAGAGAATCAGGTGAGCCGCAGAATAGCGGAGGAAGCAGAGCGCAGCGCGTCGGTTCGCGCGGAATTGCAACGGCTGGGCGTAGCCAAAGTCGACTTAGCGTACCGGGTGGTAAAGGACGACATCCAACGGGACGAGGATGGACGGCTGGTTGCAAAGACAGGACAGGGTGAAGTACCCGCGCGCGAATATCTCGTGCAGTTCGTGCAAGACAACCCCGAGCTTCTGCCGGCCCGGATCACGGGCGGTTCCGGTATGGGATCAGAGCCGAAGTTAGGGTCGACGAGGGGCGAACTGGACTTAGAAAAGATTCGACCGGGCATGAGTCCGGACGAACTCAATAAGATGCGCCACGAGGTCTCTCGCATCGCAGATCAAACTTTGCGGGGGCATTAATGCGTATTCGAAGGCGTGTTATTCGCGCCGCCGTGCAGGTGCAACAAAGAAAAGGATAGAACGATGCCAGCAATTACATCAACAAATGTCGCTAACGCGATCGTGAAGCTTGTAGCGGTGGATGCTCTGCCAGCGTTGATGAGCAACCTAGTTATGGGCAACCTAGTGAACCGGGACTATGAGCCCACGTTGGCGCAGGCCGGCGATACGGTGAATGTCCCGATTCCGCCAACGCTGCTCGCCAACAATATTTTAGAAGGCGGAACGGTCCAAACGCAGAACCCCAGTTTGGGAAATGCACAGATTGTGCTGAACACGCACGCCGAAGCGACCTTTCTGATTCCCGACATTACTAAAGTCCTCGCAGTTCCGGACTTGCTGAGGCTGTATATGCAGCCCGCCGTGATCGCGATCGCCGAGCGAATTGAATCGGACATTTTGAATTTGTATTCACAGTTCAGCTCGAATACAGCCATTGGGACGGCGGGCGTCGCGTTGACAGAAGCGTCGATCGATGCAGCGGAGACATCGCTCTTCCAGGCAAAGATACCTGCCAGCGCAGCCAAGTACTTGGTGGTCGATCCCACGACTTACTCAGCCTTGCGGCAGATTCCGCGCTTCAGCGAGTATTACACAGCGGGAGACGCGGGGCTACGCGCTCTCATCGATGGCGCAGTAGGTAAAATCAAGGACTTTTTCGTGTTTCGTTCTCAACTTGTGCCAAGGACCGGCAGCGGACCTGTAAACACGCACAATTTAGCGTTCGCACGCGACGCGATCGGCTTGGTTGTCCGCCGGCTTCCGCAACCATTGCCGGGGACCGGCGCGATTGCAGAATACGCAGAAATGGGGAACTTCGGAATCCGAGTGATCATGAGCTATCAGCCAAACACGCTCGCCCAGCAGTTTACTGTGGACGTTCTCTACGGAACGGCAGTTCTTCGAAATTCTTTCGGAGTACAAGTAAATAGCTGATCTCAGGCAACGGGGGCGAACGGGGCGCCCAACGCCTCGTTCGCGATTTCTTGAGGAGAACATGGATCTGAGACTGTTTTTTCAAAAGCTACGAACACTCGAAGAAGAGATTGCCGAGCCACACGTGGTGGTGGTTACGAACGAAACACCGGACGGAGGTCGCGCGGGGCTAAAGGTCGAAGTAACTCGACGAAATGCGGCTCGAATGATCTTGGAAGGTCGGGCGCACTTAGCGACAGCGGAAGAATCCACTGAGTACCGCAATAGCGTCCAAGAAGCTTTGCAGGCGGCGCAACAGCGGGCGACAGCCGAGAAGGTTCACGTGAATCTTATTTCGGACGCAGATCTGCGAACCCTGAAGAACGCGATCCGGCCGGAAAAGCGTTAGGCCGGCATTCAGCGATGGCACTCTTCATAGATGGTCCCGCGATATTGATCGAGGATCTTCAGAAATATGAAAACAGCATTCTCGAAATGGCGAGCACGGAGAGCATCGATTTGGCTGGGAAGATCGCACTGGCACACGCCGATATCGCAAACCAATTGGTGCTTTTCCTAGTTCGAAAGCTGCCGAGTTTAGACCGCGTCGCGTTCCCGTGGGCCGCACGACCCAACGAGCTTGGCAACGTCGTAATGACGGAATCACTGCGACAGTGGCACATCCACAAGTCACTTGCGATGATTTATCGGGATGCATTCAACAATCAGCTGAATGACCGGTATCAAGGCAAGTGGAACGAATACGAACAGTTGGGGCGAGCAAGCTCGCGGACGTACTTTCGGCTGGGAGTGGGGGTGGTTGCCAACCCGATCCGGAGAGCTTCCTCACCTATTCTCTCGACCACAGCCGGAATTGGATCGAGCGCAACATTTTATGCCGCAGTAGCGTGGATCAACGAACAGCAGCAGGAAGGGCAGGCCAGCGAAATCGCACAACTGACAACTCCGGACGGACAATTACTGGTCATTACCGCTGTAAACCCACCAGCGAATGCAACGAGTTGGAATGCCTATGTGGGATTCTCGCCGGAATCGGTGACGCTTCAGAACAGCGCGCCAGTGGCGGTGAGCGGGAGCTGGACGATGAGGGTAGCACCGCAACCGGG